GGATCTCGACGGCGGGCGGCGGCTCGAACTGCGGCACCGTGGACTGCGGGGCCTGCCAGCCCGGCGTGCCGAGCGAGCCCAGAATCTGGCGGCGCTGCTCGTCGAGCGCGGTGCCGTACGACCCGGCAAGATCCTGGAAGGACTGGCGGACGGCGGTCGCCGTCTCCGGATCGAGCTCGATCACGCGGTTGCCGAGCTGCACCTGTTCCTTGGGGGGCGCTCCTTGGGGTGTCATCCAGTCTCTCCTAGCTGTTCGCGCGCGTGGCGCTGCTCCGCCTTCTCGCCGGCGATGACGCGGTTGCGGAGCCGCTGGAGGATCCGGCGATAGGCGCCGATCTCGTGGCAGAGGGCCAAGGCGCTCTCCGGCGTGATTCCCTGATTCGCCAGCTGCCGATCCATCGCCCGGAGCGAATCCTCGACCAGCGCCGCAGAGAACGCTTCCATGGCGACGAGTAAGGACCGCGCCGCATGCCCGTCTCCGACGAGCTTCGCGACGACGGGATCGAGCTCGATCGCCATCTCTCAGCCCACCTCGACCAGCGACCGCGCGGCCCGGTCGATCGAGACGTCCACTTGGATGGCGCCGCCGGCCTGGAGGAGATCCACCTCGCGGGCGAGCCGCACCTGCTGGCGGCAGGCGCCCTCGAGCAGCTGGACGAGTGCGCGGAAGCGCTCCGGGATGTCCGGACGCAGCACGAGTTGGCCCGCGAGCCGCACCAGCCGCTGCGCCTGATCCTCGAGCCGCTCCGTGTCCGCCGTCATGGTCCCTTGAATGTCCCAGGTCGGGTTGCCGCGGAGCCGACGGGCCGTCGTGACGATCGCGTGGTGGAGGCCGATGACGGTATCGCGGGTGAGCGCCTGCCAGCCATGGGCTGCGGGCAGCTCCGCCACGTGATAGCCCAGCCAGACCAGCCACTGGCGAGCCTTCGGCAGAGACGCCCCGCGCACCCGGACCACGTCACTCGCCACCCCCGCCGCCTCCATCCTTCGCCTTGCCGAACGGATACGCCTTCGGGACGCCCTTCCACCGCTCCTTGACGGCTTCGGCCATCGTGCCCGGCCCCGACCAGGTCTGATCGCGATCGCGTTTGGGTGCATTCGCGTCTGCGGGCCGCGTGCTCTCGTAGCCTTTCGTCCAGTCGGCAGCCATCAGCGCACCGCCTTTTTCTGTTTCTCCTCGATCAGCGCGGAGATCGTGCGTCGGCCTTCGGGCCGCACCGACACGCCATGCACCTCGAGCGAGAGATCGGCGTGCCCGTCCCGGAGCGTCATCTCGTCGACCGCGCCGTCAAGCGTGAGGCGCACGTGCTTCCCGGGTTCGAAGGCGCGCTTCAGGCGTTCAGGCTTGGGATCGGCCAGACAGAGCTGCGCCGTGCTACCGCTGCTCGAGGTGCCGCCGATCACCATCATACGAAGCCACCGCCACCGGTCTGCTGGGTGGACGGCGTCTGCGTCGGCGGTCGTGGCATGCCGGTGGTGCCGCCAGCCATGGCGAGACCGCCAGCATTCGACCCACCGCCGTACAGGCCGCCGAGCTGCCGCTGCATGCCACCGAGCATCGCGTTCTGGTAGTCGCCACCGCCGTATTGGCCGCCCAGCTGGCCCTGCATGCCGCCGAGCATGCCCCCGCCGCCGGTCCCGTAGCCGGTGAGATAGGAGGGCCCGCCGCCGCCACCACCACCACCACCTTACGGACCCATCGGGCCGCCCATCGACATCTGCGAGAACGGTTGATAGCCCGCGCCGAGCGACCACGACCCGCCGCCGCCACCGCCGCCGCCGTAGCGGGCTTGGAGGACGTTCTGCATCTGCGGCGAGAAGCCGCCGTACATGGCGCCGAGCCGGCTCTGCATGCCGCCCAACCCGCCGCCACCGCCGCCGCCCCCGAGTCCCGGCTGCTGCGCCGCATTGTCCCCGCTCCACCCGCCAGCGGGCGGCCCGCCGGGAATCTGCGGCGTGGTGCCGGGCGGGACGGACTCGTTCCACGGCTGCGGGCCTGCAGGGGGCTGCGGGGTGAAGGCGCCCGGCGTCTGATTCGGTGGCGTGCGCGCCGGCCGCTGGATCTGCCCCGTCCCGAGGAAGTTCTGGATCCGCTGCTCCTGCGGGCTGCCGGGTGCGACGCGGTTCTGGATCCGATTCGCCAGCCACGGATTCGTCCCGACGAAGTTGGCGCCCTGCCCCTGCAGCGCCGCCTGCTGGAACGCCCCGCGCTGCCGCGGACCCAAGCCCAACCCTAACCCGAGCCGTGGCGCCGTCGGCGGTCGCGGTGTCGCTCCCATCGGCTGCCGCTTCGCCTGGCCCGGCGGCGCGGGCGGGACGCGACCCGGCCGGCCGCCCGTCGCCTGCCCCAGGGTGGGTTGTTGGGGCCGGGCGGCCGGGCGGGCGGCTGGTCGTGCTCCGGGGGGACCCTTTCGTGCCATTGACGCTTACCCCTCTATGCCTTCACGCGGAGGTCAGACCGGCGTCTGCCACTCGCAATCGAAATCCGCATCGGATTTCTTGACCAGGATCTGTCCCGTCACGCCGCCCGGTGGCACGCCCGGGCCCGCTGGGCCGGTCGCCCCGTCCGCGCCGGGCGGTCCCGGTGGCCCTGGCACCGCTGGCGGCGGCGGGTACTCCACCTCGATCGGGGAGTCATGCGGCCACGACGGCACATGCGGCGTTACCTCTCCAGCCATGACGCACCTCTCCTCACGGCATCTGGCCGCCGCGCTGGCCCGTCGGATTGGGTGGGGGCCCGGCGGCAGCCGCCGCAGGATTCGCTGCGGGATTCTGCGGCGCCCCAGGACCACCGCCGGGTGGCATGCCCGCCTGCGCTTGGAGCATGGCAGGATCAGGCATGGGTTCGTCGGGATCCCGCTCGACATCCGCTGGATCGATCCCGAGCGACTGCAAGATGATCGCGTACTCCTTGAGTGGCGAGAAGCGCGACGTGATCACCTGGAGCAGCGCCGGGTTTGATGCAGCCTGTTGTCGGAGCATCATCAGCTTCTGCAGGTCCTTCACCCGCTGCAGCTGGTACTTGTAACCCTGCACCTTGAAGCTCGGGGCCGACGCGAAACACACGAATCGCTCCTGCGGCGAGAGCATCGCCAAGGTCTGCGCGTTCTCCGGCCCCACGATCCCGCCCATCCGCGCAATCATCGAGTCGTCGGCAAATTGCCAGAGCGTCAGCCAGCAGAGCTCGAGCAGCGGTTCGATGGCGGTGTCCTCGAAGCGCAGCGCGATGTTCGAGAACAGATCGTTCCCGGCATCCTCGACCTGCATGATCTCCGTGGCCGACTGCTTGCGCTGCGGGAGCCGGCCGAGCTGCAGATCGTTGATGCGAAAGGCCTCCTGGCGCATGCGGCTGATGCGGTCTAGGACCGTCAGCATGTCCTGGTTGAGCGTCCCCGTATCGACGCGTTTCACGACGTCGCCCTCGCCGCGCCCCTCCGCGATCTCGAGATCGATGCCCGGCCGGAGCCCCGCCTGCACCACACTCGGATCCTCCAGCATGTAGGAGCGGATCTCCTTCACCCCCAACGCCGCGTTGAAGCCGGCATCGATCATCAGGTTCGTCAGCTCCGACTCGGCCTCGACGAGTGGGCGGGCGATGTCGATGAAGGCATGGTGCTCGCTCCCAGTGGGCGTCGGGAGCAGTGGCACCGAGATGATCGGCCGCTTCCCGGCCCAGAGGATGTCCCGGATGCGAATCGGCTTGCGGACGACGGACGTCCCACCCGCCGTGAGAAACATGATGCCCCGGGCCAGCATCTTCCCGCTCTGCGGATGGATCAGATCACCCCAGTATTCCCGCAAGAGCACGCGGTGGAGCGGCTGCGGCAGGGCCGGCGTGATCCCTTGGCGGCGCCGGCGTTCCTCGATCTTCTCGCCCCCCGGACTCGCATGCCGCATTTTTTCGATTTCGGTCTCGGAGAACCCGAGCTCCGGGAGATCGGACACGGCCACTTCGACTTCGTGGATGTCGTAGTGCTGCGCCGGCGACGGATCGGGAAAATGATCGTCGTACGGAACGAGATCGATCTTGAGCCGCATCGTCGAGCGCGGCTCGAGCTTGAGCGTGTTCCCCGGGCCCATCGTGAAGATCGGCGCATCCTCCGGCGCCATCGTCACCTTCCACGTGACCACGCTCTCGATGAGTCCGATCTTCAGCGAATCGTAGACGAGCCGCCCGATGCCGTAGGTCGTCGGCATCTTGCCGCCTTCGACGGCGAGTCGATCGAGCTCTTGGCCGAGGATCTTGACCGCCTGATCGGCATCGAGGCCCGGGATCGGCGGCTCCACGCCCTCGTACTTGGCACTGAACCAGTGGGAGAAGCCGACGAGCTGCTGCGTCAGTTGCGCGCACACCTGCTCCATCGACGTCTCGAGCGACGGGATCACCAACGTCGACTGCCCCGGGCGTTTCTTGGCGAGGAAATCAAACTTGCCGTGGAACGCATCCCAGTTGCGGCGGTTCAACTTGCGCCGCGTCTCCCGCGCCGTCTTCGCCCGCTCGTAGGCCATCTGCATGGCTTGGAGCAGCGTCGCATCGTCCACCTGCGGCAGCGGATCGGGATCGACGAGTTCGGGAAACTGCTGCTGGTTTTGATCGGGTGGCGGCGGCGGGGGTCCCGGCAGCTGGGGCATCGGGGGCGGCATCCCGGGTGGCCCGCCCAGGCCCGGCAGCGGCTGGGGATTCGCAATGCCCGCGAGCGGGGCGCCGGGATCGAGTGGAATGCCGCCCTGGCCGTTCATACCGCTGGCTGCGTGAACCCGTAGTACGGGGCCGGGATCGCCCCCCGCTTGGGCGCCCCGATCCGCGTCGCCTGCGTCAACGCCGACGCCTCACGGAGCCACAGGATGTAGCCCATGGCGTCCGAGATGTGGGTCCGCTGATAGTACGGGTCGTCCCGCTTGTGGCTCTTGTTGATGTGGCCGCCGTCCCGGCTCCAGAGCACTTGCTCGAGATCGGCAATCAGCTCGACGCAATTCGGGGCCACCTCGAGCCGTACCGGTGCCCCGCCGGCCCCGAGCAGGAAGTTCACGAGATTCACCCGGTCGCGGTCGGGCGGGTTCTGCGGCGGGACGGCGAGCCGCACGCGCGGCCCGCCCGCCATCGCGGCCAAGAGGATCTCGTAATCGGTCCGGCCCGTCTGCGCATGGCGATGCTCCGCCATCGCATCGCCACAGAGCACGATCTCGTGCCGATGCGTCGAAAACCGCTCCCGGATCGTGTCGCCGAGCTCGCCCAGCGTGCCGGGCTTGAGCACGATCTCGTCCAGCGCCCGCCAGATGCGTCCGTGTTGCTGCAAGACGACGCAGCAGAGCGGATCGACGTTCACATCGACGCCCACATAGAGCGGCCGCATCGGGTCGATCGACGCGGGCCCCAAGGTGCGGTTCACGTGCAGCCGCCGCTCGAATCCCGAATAACAGCGCGCGCCGATCAATCCAGGCAGCAGCTCGCCGAGAATGCGGATGCGATAATCGAGCGACCCGGCCGCATAGAGGCGCCGCGCCAGCGCCAGCTGCTCCTCCGTGATGTACGGATTGTCCGCCATCGACACGTTGATGATCTTCGTGTCGTCGGCGACCCGCTTGTGCAGCCACGGCTCAATCTTCTCGGACCAGAGCCACTGGCAGACCCCACCCGACTGCCCCGGCGGCGGCAGCAAGGTCGCAGCCATGCGGACCAGCACCCGCGTCCCAGCCCCGAAGCGGATGGCGCACTCGTTGTAGATCGGCCACGTCGGCGGCTCGTCGTAGTCCACCTCGTCGATCGCGGCACCCGCAAACTTGTCCCGTCCCTGCTCGCAGCTCTTGAGCACGCAGCGCCAGCCGTCGTGCCCGATCACCTCCCAGTCCGGCGACGTCCGCACCTGCGCGATCTCCGTCTGCGGAATGAACGGCGTGATCCCCGGCGCCCCCTCGTAGAGCTGCGGGACGATGTTCTGGCGGCTCATCGCATTCGACGGCGAGACGATCCAGATGAGTTTCGCGCTGCCTGACCTGAGCCGCCGCGCCACCCGGGCACAGAGCGCAATCGTCTTCCCCGAGCGGTTGGCGCCAAGCAGCAGCACTTCCCGCGTGTCGTCGTCCTCGACGAATTGCTGCTGCTTCGGATGCGCCTTCGGAAACGCGCGGAACTGGCGGAGCGCATCGGCCGCGACCCGCCGCTCCCACTCGTCCACCGCCTCCGCAGCGTATGCGAGCGCGTCCTCCACCTACGTGATCATCCGCCGCGGCACCATGAGCCACGTGATCCGCTGCGGGATCAGGCCGACGAGGCTCAAGAGCCAGAGGATCACGGCAATGACGATGACCACCCGGATGACCTGCTTGATCGCGGGATCGAGCGGCAGGAGCGTCTCGACCAAGTAGAGAATGAGCCCGATCACGATCAGCACGACGATCAACTGGATCAGCGGCATCGCTATTCTCCTGTCGGTGCCTTGCCGTTCGTCGTCGGATCGGTCGTCGTCGCCTCGAGCGTCTCGGTGCAGACGGGACACGTGCCCTGCTCGTGCTTCAAGCGCCGCGCCATCTCGAGCACCACCCCGACGAGCTGCTTCTCCGTCATCCCGGACGGCTGCTTGCGTTCCGGCTTCGGGCCCTCGAGCAGCACCGCCACCCGCACCTGGCCCTCGCTCGAGCGCAGAATGG